GGTTCTTCCATTCCGGGCATGGGTTCTTCCATTCCAGGTTCACCCCCACCCATCATAGGAGGAGCTGCCGCTGCTTGCATTTCTGCTTCTTTTTCCATTTCTTCTTCTAGTTTTTCAGTTATTTCTCTAATTTCTTGGTCAGAAAGATTGAAATAGTTCTTGAGAATCCATTCTTTAGGGAACATTTGAAGTCCTGAGATTGCCTGAACTACTCTAATTTTCTGTTCATCTAACTCTAATCGCCGCTTCTCAAACATGTCGGAAGGGGGACAAAGGAAAATGGAAACTTCTTTTACTGTTGAAGTTGGAAATCCTCGAAGTTTTAAATGGCGTCTCACTAAAAGATTTATGCCAATTTCAACTTCTCTTTGAATTCTTGTAATTGACCGAGCGAACTTCACATCAAGCTGCGCTAGATTCGCTTTTCGTTCCGGAGACTTGTCTTTCTCGACAACATAATCTTTTGGAATTTTCAAGGCAGCTAGCAATTTATCCCTAAAGTATTTAACATCATCTATATCTCCGAGATTTTGAGCACCCGGAAGGACATCAACTGTTGTAAGTGATTTGTTTTTAATACCTATAAAGAAATCCTCATCCACGGACAGAGGGTTGTACCTTTCATTAACAGCCCTACTAGTTGGGTCCCAATGCTTTTCTTTTTTTAGTTTTTGCTTTACTCTTTCGATGTAAGCTTCAGCTTTTGATGTCGGTAAATTACCTGTGTCAATTTTCCAAACCCTTCTTTCGGGAGCGCGAGACAATCTGTAGATGAGCATCGCATCTTCCATCATCCGAAGAGACTTCCATGCCCGCACGCCTGGCGCTAGGATAGATTTTCCATACGGGTAAAAATTAGGGTCGGATGTGTGCGTTCTGAAATGAACAATTTGCTCTTTGTCCAAATCCATAAATTTTCCGGTTCCTACAGAGATTTCTGAGCCCGTTCCTCCGTCTCCAGCCCCTCTAGACTGCGGGATTTCCTGCATAAATTTTTCTAAGTAGCCGTACTTATTTTCAACTCTTACAAGGTAATTAGGGTTTAGGATTTTAACTCTTTGTATCCCTGCTTTAGCATTATTAAGGTCTACAATGTTTTCAATAAAACAATCTCCGTACTTAACAACATTCCTAAAAACATCCCAAATGAAATCATCCATTCGGACATTTTTCAAAAATCTTTCAGATACCTCTTTTGCTAGTTGAGTGTTGGATTCTATCTCAAAAATAGTTTTATCTATATTTTTTTGAGTTCCGTCGTCTGCGTAGATATCCATAGCAGCACCAATCTCTGGGTATTCATCCATCTGCTCAAATTCCTTGTACCTCCGTCTTCGGTCATACTCAATTTGAGGAAGCATGGGGAAACTTCGAGATACTCCAAAACCTACCCCTGACCCTACAGGGAATTCGTCGTCCTCTCGCTTAAAGGTATCTCCTTCAAGTCTGTTTACGGGATTTTTAGGTCTTCCCCTAGTTGGTTCCGGTTGACCTGCTCCAAATCTTCTAAAGAATCTAGCAAGCATCCCCCGTCCAGAGCCAAGCCCTGAATAGCCACTTTTATGTGCAGGAAACTCTGTATAGCTCTCCTCTAGTATTTCGTTTTCTTTGTCTATTCTATCACCCATCGTAAGTCCTCAGAATCATCATCATATCTAGACGTTTTAATTGGTATTATGTACTCGTCTTTCGTATTACTTTTTTCATCCCCTACATGTGGCATCATTGGCGTGCTGTCTAGGATGTCACCCATAGTGTGACAAGCAACAGCCAGGCTTAGTGCTAGGTCGTCGTTGTACCCATCATCGGCTTCAATTTTACCATTTTCCGTGATAATAAAGGTTAAAAGCTCGGAGACAGTGCGCTCAGAGTTTATTTTTACTTTAGAAGTTCGTAGGCAATCCTCTAAAGAAGCTAGAACTGCTTCTTTGCTTTTGGCAGTTATTAACATTCCAAACTCCGACTTATCGTCCATCCATAAGTTTTCATACTCTAACTCTTCAAAGAGTTTTTCTATTAAAGCCAAACCAAGTCCATTTCTTTCAATAACTATGTTGGCGGTATTATATTTGTACCCCTCTTCTTTTATTATCTCAGCAAAATCGCGTAAAGATGTTTTGTTAGAGTAAAATTCAGCAACTTGAGTCCCGTTATACAAATCCAAGACATGGAAAGCTGAATAATCTTTTTCTCTTCCGTAAGAGGAATCAACGCTAATTAAGTAATTTGCGTAAGGTTTTGGGTCCTCCCAAACCCTCATACGTTTTCTGTATGTTTCTCTATAGTTATCATTTGTGCTTCCTCGCAATCTTCCCAAAGTGCTGTGGTCTATAAATGTATCTCCGGTACCCAAGAAAGAACATTCATACTCCTGAAGCCACGCTCTTTCCCCAATGTTCGGCTTGGTCTCCTCTGCCCATTTTTCTGTATAATCTGGATGTTCTCTCCAATGGATGTCCACAACGTTAAAACTATTATTCCTTTCTGTTGCCTCCCGGTAAATTTCATAGAACACGTTAGACATGCCGTTCACGGTTGAGAGCATTGTAACCTTACCCCCCGTTGAAATTGTTGGGAAAATTGCCGTCCAAAACTCTCGCATCTCAGGAATAAATGCCGCCTCATCAACTATGAGATGGGAAACAGCTTCACCTCTACCCGCACCTGCAGGCTGAGACCTTATTCGCGAGTTTGTTGTTAAGTGTAAATTGTGCTTGTTTTTTTCTTGAATCCCTGGTTTTAACCATAAAGGCAAGTCATCATACATCAATGTAACCCTCCGAAGGAACGCAGTAGATTCCCTATCCCCAATGGACACGACCATGATATTGTGGTGTTCGTTGAAAATAATAGACCATAAAGAATAAGCTGCACATAAAGTTGTTACCCCCGCCTGTCTAAATTTTCTAATGACATTAAACCTATGGTCTTTAACTTCATTAAGAATTCGTTGTTGAAATGCGTATAAGTGAAAAGGAACTAAACCTCGTAGAGGGTGTTCAATTAGGATATAATTATTGATGAAATATATCGGGTCTTCCTGACATTTCTTAATCTCATTTATTATTTCTTCTTTTGTAAGTTCCATCCTTTTATATTTATATAGAAATGAAGAAGATAGCTATTGTCCCTTTTCGGTTCGAAAGATACAAGGAAACCCCTGTATTTGAATATCTTACGTCTGCAGGATGGGAAGTCTGCCCCGTTGTGGGCGCGTCCTCCATATTTGAAGCTTTCTCCAATACTATTAAAGAAAAGGATATCCGAGCAAATGACAAAATTATTTTATGCCATGACGATATTAAAATTATATCAAACCCCCAACACTTCAATGAAACTTTGGACTACTATTTCGAAAAGGACCCCTCTGTTGGGTTTTTGGGAGTTGCAGGCACGACTGAATTAAACTCTAATGCAATTTGGTGGGAGGGTGCCTCAAACCCTCACCCTGAAAGTAGAGATAAATTATCAGGGATGGTTATTCACGGGTCTACTCAAAAAGAGTACTATTACACTTATTTCGGACCCTTGAGAAAAGTTGCAGTTCTTGATGGTGTTTTCCTTGCAACCAAAGGGTCAGTTCTCCACAGTATACAGACTAAAAAACCGAAAAGTTTCAAGGGGGATTGGGACTTCTACGACCTTTTTTACACAACCCAAGCAACCTTAAAAAATTTAAATAATTATACTGTACCTATTCAAATTGCCCACGAGTCCTATGGAAATACCGCAGGGAAAGAGTCGTGGCACCAAAACAGAGCAAGCTTTCAAGAGATGTATAGTTTTAAATTTCCTATAAAGGTCACATCTACCCAATAGTGTCATAGTTTACAAAAATTACATGCTTGTCATCTTTGTCTAGGAATTTATTGTTTCTTCGTGCTATTAGATTTTTTGATGAATTTCCAAAAATAGAAACAAGTACATCACTTCGGTCTATTACGAAATTTTCTGTCTCTTGGAGGATATCATTTCTTTCTTTAATATCTTTCGGAGGTTTGCCCACAATCATAAGACTTTTGGACTCTGGAAGAGCTAGTTTTAAGTGCAATTTGCTGTAAGGGTCAATCACGTCACAATACCCAGTATAAGGCAGTACCAAATTGTAAGGGACATTTAAAGCTCTTAAGGCAGATAAAACCTCAGAGCTTACACCTTGTTCAGGTATAATGTAAACTTCTGCAGGGTCAATATCATGAATTAATTTTTTTAAATTTAAAATATAATTATTTCGTTTTTTAGCATCCTTAATGTTGCGAAGTTTCGAATCTCCAAAAATACCAATTTTAACATTTTTCCCAAAATCGATTTCATTGACATTAATTTTTTCCATATATTAAATTTTTTCGTACACCGTATTTAGAGTGTACTCTATATAAGATAGATTATTATGAAACAACCCTTTAATTTCTTACAAAATGCTCTGAAAGAATCCGCAATTGATGCAGGTTTAATAGATGAGAACCTCGGCTTTGACACAACTGAAGTGGATAGACAAGCTTCGGAGCTTAAGGCTGCAACCCAAGGAAAGAGCAGCGAAGCACCTTCAGGTGGGGATGCTAAAAGCCCAAAGGTTACCGATAATCAAGATAACGCAACATCTGTCTCCAAAGCAGGTCCAGGAAACGACACGTTCTCCCACGAGGCTGAACAGGATTCAGATGGGTCCTCCGATGGAGCTGACCCTTGCACAGGTGGAAAGGGTTCTCCCGAACTTCCTGATGTTACTGTTGACTACAAGAAAGGAGAGAAAGAAAAGACTTTAGAGTTATCCCACCGTATTGAGTCTTTAGAAGGCGCAGTCCGTACTCTTATTGAAGCTCTTAATGAAGCTAATCCTGACGCTATGCAAGATGAGTATGACGACGCATCTCCTGAAGAACAGGAAGAAATGCAAAAATCTCTTAGAGCGGCATCAAAGCACAACGCTAAGATGGGCGCTGGGAACGTAGGTAAGGTGCCTACCCCCATGGACAAAGCCAGACAAAGAGCGAAAGCCGAGCGCGCAGCCAAACGCTCCTAAGCCGTGAAAGGATAATACTCAAAGAAGTAATCGGTTAACGCTAATACCGGCTTCTTCCAAAAGATTTATTCCTTGGTTGAGCCGGTATTCTTCTAGGTACACAACTCTTTCAATCCCTGCTTGGATTATCAACTTAGCACACTCAGTACAAGGACTCATAGTAACGTATAAAGTGGACCCTCCACTGCTTTGAGTGCTTTTGGCAAGTTTAGTTATCGCGTTTGACTCCGCATGAAGAACATACTTTAAGGTTTCACCTTTAGAGTCCTCACAGACGTTAGGAAAGCCTTGTGGAGTCCCGTTAAAGCCATCAGATATGATTTGACCCTCTTTAACTACTAAAGCCCCTACAGAGCGTCTCTGAGCTTTTGAGAGCTTGCCCCATTCCACTGCCATCTTCATGTAGGCTTTATCTAATTCTTGTTGCGTTGCCATACAACATCACAGATATTAAATCCAAAAAAGGATTTATTTTTCTTCCTCGGGGCTTTGTGGAATCCTCCTTCTTGGAGCCTTTCCCGTAGCTCTGACGTGAGCAGCTACACTTTGAACATGTCTTTCTCTTTCGGCAGCTTTTTTACCACCTTTCCACACACCTTTCTGAGTAGGTTCGTCTTTGGACAGTGTGGCTTTTAGGTCCGACTTTCTTCTAGCTTTTTTGCTTCCGGGTTGCTTTCCACCTTTTACATAATCCCCTTCGGGAGTTTTACTTCTCATTCTGGCGCTTTGCGCTGTGCTGGTCATCTCTTCGTGCATAGACCGTCTCCGGTCCATCCTATGTTTGTTACCTTTAAGGTTTAAAGCACCTTTAATGTTTTTAGTCTTACTAAGGTTCTTTACAGCTCTTGCATCCCCTTCTTTCTCTTTTTGGACCTCTTTGGTCGTAGCCACATTCATTTCTTTCTCTCTTTTGTCCACAGTAACATTAGGGTTTCTGGAAGTATCCTTTGGACCTCCCTTTTCTAAAGCCTTCCAATACTTCTTTTCTTTAGCATCAGCTACCCGCTTTAAACGCTTCATGCCTCTGGAGCCTTCTCCAAGAGATTTCCTTTTTTCTGCGGGGAGGTGCTGTCTAGACGGACCCCAATCCGGGGGACGCTTTTCGCTTGGGTCCCATGTCTCACCCCTTCTACGTCCCCTGCGGGGTGAGCCATACGCCACTATTTTGCTATCAGGTGTTCTGCTGTTCGGAACCCATGCTGTGTCGGTGCGGGCATTAGAAGCCAAGCTTTTATCTCCCATGTAACCTGGCGCTGCTGCTATCCCAAGTGCGATTTCCCGCTTGCGTTGATTCATCTTTGGATTCATGGCTCTCAACTGTCTGAAGCGCTGCTTAAATCGAGCTTTTGGTGTGTGAGTCTGTACATGCCCCCACCCATATTGGCCTGGTGGCAACCTAGTAGCTTCACCTCTTCTAATATCTCGCTGAAGACCCTCAGCTACCCGCTTTAAACGCTTCAGGCCTCTGGAGCCTTCTTCAACTTGCATCGGGCCACCCCTTCGTGAGTGCCGCCTCATAGTTCCTATAGGGAGGTTACTATCTCTGCCCACACCACCACCTGTGATTTTCCTTGCGGAAGGTCGGAATCTTGGATTCTTCTGGGTTCCCAGTCTTTCTCCAGTGTCCCCATCAAACCTATGCATCCCGCCATCGCCGCGAGGAGTCTCTGGCATGGTGACCCCATGCTTCCAGGTCTGTTCATCCTTATAATCTCTGTATCCTTTCCTTCCTCCTTTTGCATAGGCATTAAAAGTTTTCGCTTGTCTCACTGACATACTGTCTGCATCCTTTCTGGCCTTTGCCCGACGCTCCTCGGCGTTGTACTCGCTGGCGGGCGCCCATCTCGCAGCATAAGACTGGTCATCACCCTCATCCCTGGACCTATTCATTTGGCCCATTCTCTTTTCCGCAGCCCGCAAAGCTAGCTCTCTAGAAAGTTCACTTAAAGGAATCAGGGACCTGGCACCTTCAAAATGCGCCTGCTCTTTTTTCTCTATTTTCCTAAACCCCGTACCTAATCTACGGGAAGCGTCGGACTCGGGCCTTCTCGCAATCTTATCTCCTTTAGCGCTTCCATGAGCGTAAGCCGCAAACCGTTTTGCTTGTTTCGCCTTTCCCTTTCTTAAAGCACCACGCACAGCATCGACAGCTTTGACAGTAGAAACTTCATGTACTTCTTGCTTGTCTCTTTTTGACGCATTTTTTTCATTGCCGTAATTGAAGGTTTTCTTGGGTTCGGGCTTACCTTCGTATACGTCAGCAGCAACATCTAAGGGTACCTTCTTTTGTTTTGAAGGGCTTTTATCAATAGCTGCTCGTACTGCTTTTTTATTTTTGCTAGTCTTAGGAGCTTCACCCCTCATAGCTTTTTTTACAGTAATTCTTTTGTTTTCAAGCTCAAGTTTACCTTGGGATTCAGCACTCGAACTAGTTCCTTTCTTCTTCCCCCTTGCTTCCGAATCTTCAACTTCCGGAACTCCGGGAGAGTTTACAAATTTTGGATTTTTTTTATAAGCCGCGTTAGCGCTCTTGCCTTCGGCAAGATAATCTTTTAGAGAAGGAAATTTATTCTTTTTAGTGGGAGGTGTCATAAAGTCTTAATACCTTGGAAACAGGTACAAAGTATTTACTACACATCTCTACTTCAATTCTAAGAATTTTCAGATTTATCTTTTGCAATAACAAAGTCTATTTCACCTGAAGAGTTGTTATCGTTATCACCACAACACCCATCCCTCATAGAATTTCGAGGGTCCATCATAGGGTGTGGCATCTGCGGAGCTCTAGAGGCCAAAGCTCTTACAACTTCATAAACAAGCCACGTTATCCCGGAAATCATAAAGCCCGCGAATGCTGCTTGTGAAATACTTTCATTTCCTGTAAAATAGGATAAGAAAGCACCAACCCAAAAGCCAACACAAAGAGCACAATCTGGAAAATGCTTTAAAACCCCGGGCATTTTGTAAAATAATTTTTTTACAGGGTAGAACAAAGGGGAAATGATAATAATAGACGTAAGTCCTAAACCGGCAAGTAGAAATTCTAACATAATGTATTATACTTATTTCACTTAATTTTATTAACAAAAATTATTTTTTTATTT